CATGCGGCGCCATGTGGCCGGAAAGTTTTCCCGCGGTTGCCGGGTAGCGGAGGTGCGAACAGCCATCCTTGCGACGTCGGGCAGCTTCCTCTTCCGCTTTGCCAAGTTGCACCGCGAGTAGATCGCGTCGTTTTTCCTTGGCAATCATTTCGTCGTACTTGCGCTGGTCCAGGGGATTGAGCTTGCTCATTTCCTTGAACGCCGCAATCATCGAATCGTTCTGCTGCTTGAGAAGCTCCTGTACCTGCGCGTAACTCATTGTGGTCTCAGCCATAATTCACCTCGTTTGTTCCGACCATTTGCGCGAATCCTGCGATGGGGTCCAGCCGAAGTGCGTTTCGACATTCAGCCGGGTAATCAGACCGAGATGCAGAAGACGTACCAGGACGGTTCTCCAGCCGCGAGTTTCAGCGGTAAATGTGTCTACGTGAGTCCAATCAATTTCGCGGGTAGGGGCGTCTTTTCCAAACAATTCGGGGTTAGCAACGCGCTTCTTGGCCTTGTGCAGCACGCTGAATTCCGGCATGACTCCAGCTTCCATGCCGCACAGTGATATTTTGCGTTTCTCCCAGCTGTTTGCTGCGTTCCGTTCGTCCTTCATGATGTACAGCCCCACTTTCGTGGGATCCTGAAGGCTGCGCTCGAAAATCAGCGCCGGGTTAATCAGTTTCAACTTCCGCTCAACTTCCTGGCTGGCCATGGGTCGCCCCATTTGTGCCAGAAGGTTTGAGGTATCGCGCCCCGCGTCGTCCTCGACCGTGATGCTGTTGGACCAAATCTCTTGCGCGAGGGCCTCGTGGCGTGCGGCGGCATTGGCTTCCACCTTTGCCGCCTTTTGCCAATTCTGCTGTGAACTGGTATCGAGTACCAGCATGGGTTAGTCCGACAGATCCTGGGGAACCGCAGCGTACTGAACCTGGAAAGCAAACGATGGCGTAGTTCCGCTAATAACCCAAAAAACCTTAATCAGTGCCGGGTTCAGTGGTCCGTTATTAGCCAAGCCTGCCGCGACATTCGCCGTTCCAAGAAGTGCAGTGAATTGCGTGGTTGCAGCATCCCCAATTCCCAGGTACGGGCGAATCAAGAGCTGCTGTCCAATTCCCGCAGTTGAGATGGTGCTAGTGGAAAGCACTTCGTTGTAGGTGGCTCCCCCATCAAACGAAGTAGCAATTCCACCGACAAGTGTCGGAAGTGTTCCTGAAACCGTATTTGTTTGGAAAAGAATACGGTAACTAGATGCCGATGGCAGGGTCAACGCAGCACTAGAACCGCTGGTCGTGACCGTGGCAAGGGCCAGAAGTGTGTTTGTCTGAGGAAGCATTCCAAAGTTAGGCATCTGTCATGTCTCCTTAAACCGTATCCGCCACAAATTCGCTGATGGTCATGGTCGCGCCCGTGGTGGCCGAGAACGTGACTACCGGAACGAAAGTGAGAAGGGATTGAGTGGCAGCCGCAACCGCGTTGGCGCCCGTCAAAACTGACGTGGCAACCGCCGTGGCATTGACCCAGCTGGACGGCAGAATAGCCCCTTGCAGCTTCTGGCCAACCGCGTCCCAGATGACCACGCACTCGAGCTGGAAGTTTCCCGAAGTGGTGTTGACCGCCAGGGCGCCAGTTGTTGCGATGGTATTTCCAGAAGTTACGGTCGTCGAGTTGCCTTGCTGAATCGCAACGGTGACGTTGCAAGATGCGCCGGTAGTGACTTTCCCGTTGATGCGCAGCTTGAACGGCAGGCCGTCGAAATTAACGGCAAAGCTTGGAGCGGTCGTGGCGCCGGAAATGTACTGCGTGGTTCCAACCGAAAGAACTGCGGCAGTCGCAGCCTGGTTGGTGAGCACAGTGGCGGTCGTGGCTGTCGGCACATACGCAGGAATCGCATAGACTCCCTGAGAAGTGGACGGACCACCTACGAGGCGTTCGATGTTGTTTGAATTGGGCATCGGGCGTCTCCTTAGACCAAGCTCGCATCCGGTTTGAAGATCCGGTAGCGTAGATTTACTGTGTCAAGAATTTGCGTCAGGAACACGTAGCGGTAGGAAACCGCTGCGCCGATCATCCCGGCAGGGTCCGCGATTTGCGGTCCACCACGAATGACGTTGATGCGGAATTGCTGCTTGGACGGGTCTTCAACGCGCGAAGGACCGGAACCTTGCAGGTCAACCGCGCCGGCCGCGCCGCGCCCGACAACGTAAGTCGAGTACAGAACGTTCGGAGCCGTGCCGGTCGTGGTCACGTTGGTGGTGACCCAGATCTTCACGTTGTCGACAATTCCAGCGGGGCCGTCGAAAGGATTCTCAGGCTTGATGAGGGGATTTTCCTCATGCGAGCCCATGTACATCGCTTTCATCAGATCGATGAAGCCGCCAGCCGTGTTGTCGCTCTTGATGTCGTAGAGGATGTACGGGTGCAGGATGCAATAGTAAAACTCGTCATCCTTGGGCCGAACGTCCGCGCCTTCAAGCAAAGCTTTGGCCCGGCGAAGGTCGTCCACCGTGGCATATGTTCCGAGAGTGGCCGGGGTAAGAACTGCCGCGGCCTGGCCGTCGAATGCAGCCTTGATGATGGTGTCCACGGAAAGGCCGGCAGAATAGCCCAGCTGTTCCGATGCGTTCTGAACGATTGGATCAATCGCCGTTTCATCCAGAAGCGTAGAAACCGTAATGAAATCGCTATACTCACTCACGGAACCGGAGACAGTTGAAGTCGACAGGGTGTTGCTGTTGGCGACAGTGCCTTCAGGAGCGGGAGTGGTGTTCGCGCCGAGCAGGGTATAACGGAACCACTGCACGGTCTTACCGGAGCGGCGGGGAACCATATCGGGCTCGCAAGCGTTGTAGAAACGAAAACGCTTTTTGAGCTGGTCCAGCGCTCTCCGGTTGTACCAAACTGTCGCCAGGTGTGCTAATGGCGCAGAAATGGTTGTATTCGGAGATGGTGAATAGGCCAAGAGACAATCCTCCTAATTGGAGATTTTTGATTGCCTCACTAAAGCGGAACACGCTAGGTGTGAGTTACTTGGCTCGAAGGAACGCTTCGGGCGCGGGGGGCGAGGAATACTCGCTGGCCTTACGTAATGGAATCTACGACCTTCTCGGTATGGCTGTCAAGGTATTTGATAGCGGCTAGTAAAATTTCCGAACTTTCATTTGCAAAACCAAGCACCCGGTTGCACGCAGCGCAGAGTAAACCACGCACTTTACTCGTTTTGTGGCAATGATCTACTGCCAGCCTTCGCTTCCCTGAACGATTTCCCTTGCACATAGCACAACAATTATTTTGGGAAGCGAGCATTGCTTCATATTCAGAGACAGAAAGCCCGTACCGCACGCGAAGTCGATACACGTAAGAACGCTGCGAATTTCTTAAAATACCGTGAGGCGAGAAATTGTATTTCTTTTTGGATTTTCTTCGGTGCTCTGTTTTATTGTAAGTGGTTTCGTATTCCTTCAATCGCTCGCAATTACGCGCTCGCCACTTTTTCATGTATAGCGCTTGGCTCTCCCGATTTTTCTGTTTCCATTTCCGGCTGGCGCGTGCCATTGCCGCTCGACCCTTCGGGGATTTCTGCCAATTGTTTAGCGGCATTCTCTCCATCCAAATGCTTATATGTCTTCTCGGCCCAATCGAAAAGAGAGCCTATTTCCACTGAATGGTAATGACCAACCTTGCAGGCCGTATTCCCGTATATTTTAAAGCCTTTTTGCCTTGCCTTCAAGCAGAATTGAATGTCTTCGGTGCCGCGAAGACCGGCGTCCTCGTTATATAAATAAGTAAAGTACGGATACTCGAGAGCCTTCAGAACGTGCGGTCGAATGAAGATGACTCCGGTTCCGCATTTGGTCAATTCGTGAAAGCCAGGATTGAGTCTTGCGTAGCCGCTCGGGATGTCATCCATGCCCCAGCACAGAGTCAGTTTCAGATCGGTCTGACTCCACATATAGAACGTGGGCACGATAATATCGGCATCGGCCGGAGCATCTTTCAGGGTGTCGAGCAGGTTATCCGGAATGGCCATATCGTTGTCGATCATGACCAGCCAATCCGCGTCCGCGTCCTTGATGTTCTTACAGAATACATTCCTTCCAGCCGCCGCGGGCTTGAAGTTGTGAACTGGAACCATGCGGTAGGCATACCCCGGCTTGAATGGCAGGTCGCAAAAGAACTGGAGAATAGAAGGGTGGTGCCAACCTTCCCGCTCGTAAGTTGAAAGCACCGCAAAAACGATCTTGATAGGTTCAGGCGTCACGAAAAACCGGCTCCGTCTCGGTTAGAAATTCGAGCTTCATTTCTCCTCGCTCGTTGAGGAACACACTTGCAACCCCTCCGGGGAAGGGCATTTGCGCGGATTTCTGGGGAATCATCTCGGAACGGGCATGAATCGCGGCTAAATTGCGTCCGTGGGTCACGATTACCGAGGGGCAAAAGGCTTCAACCTTCCTGCAAAGGTTGAATTTCACATCGAAGGCAGGATAAAAACGGGTCAAAAAGTCGTTGAGAGACTCCCCTCCAGGGGCCTTAAACCACGGTTCTTCGTACCATTTGGCCACGATTTCGGCCACTTCCGCGTCCAATTTACCTGCCAATTCGCCCATATCGGCGGTTCGGAGGCTGAAATCGGTCTCGTAAGGGATGTTCCATAGCTCGCCGGCGATGATTTGGCCGGTTTCCGTGTCCCGCATGAGATCTGAGGAGTAGACCATCTGGGGCTTGAACTGTTTTATGGTCTGCGCGGCCATCTGCGCGTCGAGTTGGCCTCTGCGGTCGAGCGGCGGATTCTCCCAGGCCCGAAGGCGCGGATTCTTGGGGTCGTTGAGCTCGGTGCGCCCGTGCCGGACCATGAGGACTACTGGATTCTTGGCTGGCACGCTTCGACCCTTATCCCGTGACCCTTTTTGATCTTCTTGACGCCCAGCGAGTCGCCTGGCTTGGTTCCGAGTTTGGCAATCAGGTAATCCGCCTTGGCAATCGTCTCGGCAGCGATGCGGCAGAAGTGTGCGTTCGATGGATCCTTGACTTTTATTGCCACGGGCTCGTATTTCTTGGTGTCCCAATCGTCGAGCGTCAAGCCCAGCAAATGGATATCGCCTGTGCCGGAGAAGGGAATGAAGACTTCTTTCTTCACGGAATCCGCTCCATTACAACGGTCATAGACGGCAATGAATATGGGTCTGGAACATCTTCAAATGTGGAGGATTCAAAGAGAAATTGCAGACATTTCACCGGTTCGTGGATGACCTTTATTTCGATGAGCTTTGCATCCTTTGGAAGGCCATTAACGATTCGATACGGGTATTTATTGGATTCAAACCCGGTTTGCAACATCCCCGTAATCCACGTATCGCCCGCTAAATCAGAGATGTTTAGGACTTGGGCTCTCACAGCATCCCCTTGGATTTAAGGAAAGCCTCCAACTCTTTGTTAGTCATGTTTTCGGCCTTCGTGACTTCCGCGGAGCTCATGGCTGAATTGGTTCCGCCGAGCGATGGCGGAAGGTCTTCCCGGTCGTCCTTGTCCATGTCCATCGGCTTGATGCGTTCTTCGCGCACCAGTTGGCTGAAAGCCAGTTCCATGGTGTCGAGAGCCACCGGGTGACCCGCCCTGTTGAGGTCCTGAACTCTCTGGGTCAGGGCTTGCGAAGACATTGCATCCTGGGGAAATTCCGGATGCGCATTGACAAAGCCCGTAGCCAGCGTCTGTCCGTCCAGTGCCGAAATCTTCTGGTACATGCCCGCGAAGTGTGACGGAACATCACCGGGATTTTGAATGCCGAAACGGGAGGCGTCCAAGTAGTTTGCGGCGGAGACAGGATCTTCATGGAGGAGTTTGAAGTAGTGGTCGTTGTTGAAATTGCCGTTCGCTGGTTCTTTGGGTTTTAGCGAATCGATTTGTTGCTGCTGGGTTTGGAATTGTGACTGCAGAGTGTCGTATTGGGCTTTGGTTTCGCGGTAGGCCGCTGAATTGTCCTCAATCATTTTGGCTGCTACTTTGAGGGCTTCCTCCGCGTTCTCCGCTTTGATGACATTGCCGTTTGCCAGCTTTAGTTCAATTCCCGTTGTCGCTGCTTCCGCCATGCTGTGCCTCCCTGTATTCCTCTACGATGCGGTCGCGCTCACGCTGCGCGGATTCAATGTAGCCAAGCATCTTGTCCACAATCTCGCGCTTCGCGTCCCAACGCGTAACGTATACTGCCTGTATTTTGGGGTCTAATTTGTTGCGGGTGGCATCCATCAACTCGGAATTGACCTCCGCACCAACGTAGCGAAGAATCTTTTCCCAAGCAGGAAGCGACTGGAGTGTATCAAATTCCTGCGCTAAATCAATCTGTTCTTTCAGTTGCTCGAGTAAAGGCTTCTCCGGCTCGAGGGGCTTACGCCCGGCAAACATCCGTCCGACAAAATTATTGGCCTTCTGCACCGTCACCTTCCTGAGATTGCTGCTGCATTGCCGCCAGAGCCAATTCCCGGCCATGGTCGCGCTTGTGCTGAGTTTCCTTGTCGTCGAGCTGAGCCATATTCGTGTGGTGATCGAAACCCGATTTAAGAAATGTCGTGAGGAGCTTAACCATGTTTTGATTGTCATGAATGGTCTTGTCCATTTCGAGCTTCATCTGCTCGATTTGTGCCTGCATCTTGGCTTCGGCTGGAGGCTGACTCATAGCCTGCTGTTCTTCCTGGCTCAGATCCTTGAAGATGGGATCTCGCGGTGTGTAGCGAACCGCGTCCCAGATGCAGCGTTCAAAAGCCTCAACGGAAATGGTCTTTTTCTGCTGTTGCGCAAGAAGATTTAATAGTTCGGGATTGAACATGGTCTGCGCAATGGTCGGAAAGTTCTGCAAGAAATTCTGCTGGGCCTGCATACGGACAGCGGCGTAGCAATAGCCGGTCACGCGCGCGTTCATGATATCGACTGGGTTTTTACCTGGATATTCTTTGTGGTTGGTAATCCAGGCGGCCGCTAGCTTTGCGTCCATGAACCGTTTGTTCAGCCAAATGAATTTATTCAGAAGCGGCTCAATCATCCCCTCTTCGGAGTTGGAGATGTAATACCGTGTGCGGTCCTGAGTTGCTCCAGCTTGCGTATTGACTCCTGCAGCAGTGCGGTTCGCGCTGTTGCCGCCGCTTGACGGGCTGCCAAGTGCGGCCAGATCTGACATTCCCGTGATGCGCTGAGTTCTTCGCTCGCTGGCTTCCACTTCGATGAAGGCTTGCTGGGTGATGTTCTGGACTTCGAGTTGCTTGATGTCGCCTTCTGGGTTTTCCGTTTCAATGACCACCCCCGGCCGTACTTTGAGTTGATACGGCGGAATCGTAACTCCGCGGCGCTTAATCATGGGCCGGTGAATGGACAAAGCCAGTTCGTCGACACGTCCATTGATAATTGCCTGCTGAAGTCTTTGCTCACCTTCGGCTACATCGGAAATCGAGAGCGCATGCCAGCGGTCGAGAACATCGGCATAATGCATCGAGAGGTAGTTGATTTCGCCGTATTTGTTTTTCTGGTTGTAGGCTACATGCTCGCGGTTGAGCAGCCAGATCTTACGTTCCTTGCGCGTGTACTCGATGACTTCAATTCGCTTGAGGCCGGGATCCCCGGAATAATCCTGGGCGGGATTCCAGAGGTTGTAGCGGAAAAGCTCTGCAGAAAGTTTCGTGACGTCCTGGTTGGCGGTGGTTTTGGCTTTGCTGTAATTGGCCAGAGTCTCGTCGTCGGGAATGTTGAAATCTTTTTTATCTCGCAAGGCCTTGAGTTGCTCGGCGGTCATGAAGCTACGCAGAATGAAATAGTTGTCAGGGCTCTGCAGGCTGGTCGTTTCACAGTTCGGATTTACGTAGGAATCAATCAGGCTGCGGTAGCGCATATAGGGGCGGCGCTTGGTCTCAGTCTGAATCTTGCGTTTGTAGGCTTGTTCCGTATTCGGAACATTGACTGTCCCCCGGACCGGGTGATACATGGTCTGAATGCTTTTGACCCGCTGAACCTGTTCAAAAGAAATGCTTTCGTCCTCGTAGTCCTCAATTCCCCATTCGATAATGCCGTTCCCGTAGACGAGCGAAGACTTGGCGGCCAGGCGAATCTGTTCCCGGTAATGGGTCTCTTCAAACTGCTCGCAGATAAGCTGCTTCCAGAGCATGGAAGCGTCGTGGTCGTCGGAAGGGAAATCGTAACTCTCGGGATCACAGAGAGAGTCAACGATCTTGGGGAGCATTGATTCGACTTGCTCGAAAACAACATAGAGGCCAATCGAAGAACGGGGAACGCGCGTGCCGTCCCAGTACCGCTGCCCGGCCCAGGCTAGGTAAAGTTCAGAAGCGTTGCGATATCTCCAGTCATGGGCATGTGTGCGATACGCTTCGGCGTACGCGAAATCGGTTTTGGCAATGCGCTTCGCGCGGTCGTCACTCCATTTATCATCCGGCCCTTTGATATCCGCTTGCTGTGTTGTGGGAAGCGGATCTGGAATCGGGGCACTTCCCTGGTCGCCGTAACTCATAGAACTCCTGTGGGGGATATTACTCCCTTTTCTTCATTGCCATAGAGCCAATTCTCACTTCCGTCATTATTGAAACCGAGAAATCTGTCGCGCGGTTTGTTCATGCCGAACATTTGCTGCGGGTCGAAGTTGCCGTCAGAGACGACGTCGAGGTTTACGCCGCCTTCCTGATTCTGCATGGCATCCGCCAGCGTATCGAGGACATCGTCGTGGACTCCGGAGGACTGTGAAGGGAACTGCATAATCTCTAGAATGATATCGGTCTTGCAGGAGAGGTCGTCAGCAAACCGAACTATGCCCGCCTTGAACCATGGCTGCAGACCGCGGATTCTCTGCTGTTTCGAGGTGTGAGTGTCCCTCTTGATTGGAACCATTGTGGGAAATCTTTGCTTTTTACTGGCTTCTCTTTGCAGGAAAGGAAGTAGTACGCGCGCATGAGCGTCCTTTTCAATCTTGAAATCGATGACGGCCGGCCAGCGGTTGTAGATGTCGAAGACGTGCCAGATCACTTGTTCGGGGGTGTAGCGGCCACGGCGAATGTCCACAACATAGAGTCGCCCATCTCGGTCGAATCCATGAACGTTAAGCACGGTAAAGTCGTTGTCGTTGCGCGCGGGCTCCATGCCATGGAGGTCGATGGTCGCGTGCAGACGAAGCATGGGGAGGATATCGTTAATGATTTTTCTTGAAAGGAAAACAATATCTTTCGGGTCACACAAACCTCCGTCCGGGGGAATCGGCTTGTTTCGGTACTGGCAAGAGTAGATGTAGCTGCCGATTTCCTTCTCGATTCTCGTTAATTCACTGGGGGGAAACCGGTCAGGCCAGACAGAATCCTGGGCGTCGCGCGGACGTACGAGGCAATTATAAGTTCCGCTATCCAGGAGTCGTCCGTACAGGTCGCCAAAATCGTATCGAGTTCCTTCCACATCGGTCCATCCATGATAAGGGGCTCGTTCACTCCGTTCGAGCAGAGGATTAAGATACCCGAAATGGCCGATGACGTCGGCAATCTGGTTGGGAGTTTTGACGTTCTCTTTGTCCACCAGGTCAGAGTTTTTAATAACTTCATAGTGGGCACCCGCAATTACCTTGCCGACCGAACATGTTGAAAGCGTAGGTTCCTTGCGGTGCTTCTGGCGATTCGGAACCGTAAACTCTTCCTGGCTGCCGAAGTCGGCGGCGCGCTTCGCTACCGGGCAGTAGTCCGGAAAGAACAGCCGGAATTTATTGTTGAACTGAAAATGCCCCTTGATTTCATTGAGCATCTTCTTGCACTGGTCGCCGGTCGCGGTGCTGATGAGCATGCGGATGTCGGGATAGTTCAGGATCCATTGAATGGTGTGGGCTATGGTGATGATCGTCGTCTTGAGGTGACCTCTGGGAAAAAGAATGAGCATGTTGCGCGGACCTTCAAGTTCCCAGCAGGAAACGGCGGACTGATACTTGATGATTCCTTTTTCATCGATGGTGTCGGTACCGCCCTTGAATTTCTGAAGGTGGGCGATAATTTCTCCATGCACCGCTTTTGAAACATCCTTGTACCCCAGGATTTCATTGCAGAGATAGAGAAGATTCGTGCGCGCGGCGTGTCTGACCTTTTTGTACTGCTCGGCCCGGCGCAGGAGTTCTTCTGCCGCGAGTTGTTCCTTGGCGTTCACTGCGGACTCCAAAGATTGCAGCAGCCGCGGCCTTCAACCATACCCTGAACTTTGCCGCAGCGGGATTCTCCGAATAGTTTAGGAAGGACCATGTACTCGCAACTTTGGCAATGGGTGGGGCCTTGCTCGGAATACCCCGCCTCCGCTTTGGTTACAGGCTTGTTGATGTAGAGTCCGCAGATGCCGACATCAGGGTCGATAGACCCTTCGACGATTTCACATTTCTTGTTGGAATAGAATTTGCAGATGCCGCAGCGGGCGCCGGCGTCAGAGCCGATGGATAGAGGAGTGAAGTATAGGGCGGTCGGCTTTGGAGTGAGTTCCATTCATTTACGTGCTGAACGGAATAAGCTGTGCGGTTACCGAAAGCACAGTCGAAGGGGTTGTTCCGGTTATGACGTATTTGATGCGCCAAGCTCCACCAAGGGGACCAATGCGGATATCGCCAGCGGTAAGGGCCGCATCGGATTGCAACCAATCGGCAGTGGTAACCACAGTAGCATTGGCCGTGGGTGACTGCGGGCCCGTAACCAGCTGCGCGATGCGAGAAGAGTTGGTAGTCAGTTGCGTGAAATGCAACAGGTCATCGTAGATCGGGGTGCCGGAGGGAAGACCTCCGGAGACATCGGTTGCCGCGGGCTGTTCCAGGCGTTTCTGGAGATAGATATCGAAAGTCGGGAGTGTTCCGGAAGTGGTGCTTAGGGTGGCGGTAATGATGGCTGCCTGGAATGCTTGAATAAGAACGATGTCGGGGCCGGTGCCGGAAGTGGTAACTGTGGTAGGGCCGAGGAGACAAATCCCCCGCGTATTGATCTGGCCCATTACTTGACCTTCACGTTCTTGACCATCGAAGAGCTGGTTTTGGCGCGCGCTACAGGTGGCTTCATGGCCTTGTTCTTTTTGGCGCCCATCAGGCCTTTTTGCATGGCGGCCATTCCAGGATCTTGCAGAGGATTTTTCGGCATGGGCTCTTTCGCTCCTACAAAACTAAAACTAGTTTTCCTTGCCACGGCCGGCTACGTGAACGTTTACGTCGGTCGTTTCCTTGGAAGGCGACTGGCCCAGATCGCTGACGCTGGTTCCGGACTGAATCGCGGGAGCGTACTGACGTCCTGAGTACATGGGATTTGAATGTTCAGGTGTAGCGTTCGCGTGTTCCGGACGGTCGGTGGGAATTTCATCTTTGTACTGATTGCGCGAAACGCTGATGGGGTCCGGAGTCATCGAGTCATCGGCAAATTGTCTGCCCATAGTTACACCTCGCGCGAATAGTACGTCTATGACTTCCGCTTTGTCAAACCTTTTCTCGCAGCTTTACAGCGGCGGCAGGAGCAACCACGCGAGGCGGCTTGCTTGACGTGCGCACAATCCATTTTCTCTTTGAGGATGAAGATAGCGGAGAGGTGCTCCTCGATTTTCTTCCTACGCTTTGATGATGATGCCGAAGCCACGTCCAGCGGCAAAGGTAAGCCCTCCTTGCGATTTGACCCAATCGCCCAGCCAGTGCTGATTGGTATTCGTAGTATAAGACCTGGCGGTGTCGTGGACGACAAAGACGCAGCCCGGCTTCACGAGTTCAAATTCTTGCTGGCGCAGGTTCTGGTCGGAGTCGCTGAAAACGAAGTCGGCTTCTTTAAGTTCCGGTAAGTTGAGCGAGGAGCAGAATTTGAATATAGTGTGCGCAAAAGTCTTATGGT